GTGTCGCGCGCGAAGGAACCCGGCTATTACCTTGATGGCGCTGGCTTGTACCTGCAAGTGTCGAAGACCGGTACAAAGAACTGGATCTTTCAGTACACCATCGCTAAGAGGCGGCGCGAGATGGGCCTCGGTCCGCTGCACACAGTGACGCTGGCCCAGGCGCGCGAGCTTGCTAAGGCCTGCCGCGCTTCATTGCTCGCCGGCCGCGACCCGCTGGAGGAACGCAACGCAACCAAGCTCGAGGCCGAGCTCGAGCGCGCCAAGACAGTCACCTTCGACCACTGTGCTGAACAGTATATTGCTGCGCACCGCGGCAGCTGGAAAAACGCGAAGCATGCCGCGCAATGGGAAAGTACGATCGCGACCTATGCCAGCCCAATCATCGGCAGCTTGCCCGTGGCGGCCATCGACACTGCTTTGATCGTGCAGGTGCTGCAGCCAATTTGGATTGAAAAGACGGAGACAGCCACCAGGCTGCGTAGCCGCATGGAGAACATCCTGGACTGGGCCACGGTAAGCCATTTTCGGAAAGGCGAGAACCCTGCGCGCTGGCGCGGCCACCTTGACAAGCTGCTAGCGGCGCCGGAAAAGGTAGCGCGTGTCGCGCACCACCCCGCTCTTCCCTGGCAACAGATTGGCAACTTCGTGGCCGAACTGCGCCAGCGCGAGGGCACCGCCGCGCGCGCTGTCGAGTTTGGCATCTTGACGGCAGCTAGGTCGGGCGAGATCCGCGGTGCACGCTGGGACGAGATCGACCTGGACTCTGCGATCTGGACAGTGCCCGCAGAGCGCATGAAGGCCGGACGCGAGCATCGGGTGCCGCTATCGACCGCCGCGCTGGCGCTTTTGAAGTCCATGCCTGACCTTGGCGACTATGTATTCCCCGGTAAGCGTAGTGGCGCGATGCTGTCGGATATGAGCCTGACTGCCGTACTGCGCCGAATGGGGCGGGACGACATCACCGTCCACGGTTTCCGGTCGACGTTCCGTGACTGGTGCGCTGAGTCAGTCGGCAATTCCTTCCCGCGCGAGGTCTGTGAGCACGCGCTCGCACATAGTCTGCCGGATAAAGTGGAAGCGGCCTACCGACGTGGTGACCTGATCGAAAAACGGAAGCTGCTCATGCAGGTGTGGGCCGACTATTGCGGCAAGCAGCCGGCAAGCGCCAACGTGGCGCCGCTCCGGGATGCGTTTGCGGCGTAGGACACGATTTTGAGTCAGGCCCTACGCCCTTAGACATTAGCCGACTTCGCTCAGGAGGGATCGAGTGATGTCGAGGCGCGAACATTCGAGCCAGCCCTGCCCGGCTTTGTCCGAAAGTTCCATGCCCAAGTGTCGGGCCAAACGCCGAAGCGTGATTACCGCATCAACGATCAGCTCAAGCGCTTTCGTTACAGCGGCTTGGTCAACCCGCACCATTACTTCAGCTAGATAATCCCACTGGTCGCTGAGGAACTGCATGTACTCGCGTATGAGCGCCAAATGCGATTCTGGTGCTACAGTAATGATGTCGTTTTGTTGACCTGTTGATGACTCCCGACTATAGTCCATACCAAATCTCCTAATTTTTGCTGATTCAATCAGCACTATTCCAATTGGGCAGATCTAGGCCCCGACCGTCCCTGAGAAGTCTGTCGGGGCCTTTCTCTTGCTGCGTTCTGCAGCTGCGACCAGAATACCAAAAGCTCATCCAGTCTCGCAAATAATGATCAGTTCGCAGTAATCCACTGCTTCGAGCACGCTTTTGCCATCATTTTGGTCACATCAGATCAAATTTAACGCATTGAGTTAGCTCTTTATAACTTAGGATTATTTAGGATCGCGTGGCATATAACGCCTAAACCATTCTTTGTCTATTCCAGTCGTGCGTGTCTATTTATTGGTTTTTATGATTTTTTTAGTCTGTTGTAATCACGATACAAAGCGGGGCCTCTCGAGCTGAGCGAAGATCGGCAACGGCATCCGCGCAGTCGATCAGCGTCGGGGCGGCCCCTACCGGCGATGCGGCAAGGGTTGCCAATAGGATCATTAAAGAGAACCACCCGGCCTGCAAACAAGTAAGTGGTGGCAAGTGACGTCCTGACGGTTCGATTGCAGCGAACTGCGGCGGCTTACAGTTCTTGGTCTTCACGGTATTCAATCCGAAAGAAGGTCGAACGATCGAGCTCGCCATGAATTGCACCGCTGCGAAGCAACACTTGGGCATCTCTTGCTGATGGGATGAACATGTGATCGCTCATCGTACTCGCAACCCTTTTCGCTGCATCGCTCGCCCACGCCCAGCGCGCACCAGACCCGGCCCGCTACGGCGGCATGAGCTGGCAGCGCCAGCCGAGAAGCCAAGGCCCGAGGAAATGCGCAGACTCCTCGGCGCCGAGCCCAACGAAACTGAGCTGCAGACGCACCGCCACTACAGAGCCAAGGACGGGCATGAAGTCCACTCGCCAGCGAAATCGAAGAACGGCCAAGCCCCATCAAGCGCCAGGGCGCAGTGTCGGGATGGGACATATAGCTTTAGCCAGCATCGCCGTGGGACGTGTTCGCATCATGGTGGCGTAATTAGTTGGTTGTAGGTAGTAACGTAGCTAGCAGATGCTCTCATAAATGAGAACAATCTAAGACCAGCCAGACCTAGGAAGCGCTACGTATCCTAACGTTGGGATGAGGCAAGCTAAGCCTTTGCAATTGATTGCACTGCCAGCGTAGGAGCTCTGCAATCAATTGCAATGTAGGACACATGTGCCTTCTATGCAACGGATCCTCTAGCTTGTGCTACTTACCCCCTCCCCCGCAACAAGCGCAGCGGGCTTGGGGCTCCGCAAGGCGACCTCTTGCCGCTGCCGTACCTTGTCTACAAGGTCCAAGTTCCTATTGTGAATGCACGATATGCCCCCAAGTAGGTAGGAAGCGTGACATGTAGTGATGTGTAGTGATGTGTAGTGACGTCGTTTCTGTTGACGGTCGCGTCAACAACATGTCACACTGGAGTCCTGTTTTTGGTCCCAGCTCATTGAGAGGGGCATCGAGGGAACATTGTCAACGTGCCGAAGTTACCTACAGCGACACAACCGTCGCTATTTTCTTCGCCTCATAGCACCTCATGTGCAAAGAAAACAAGACTGAACTCATCAGCTGTTTAGGAGCACAAAATGAATAAGTTTCTTAATATAATTACAACTGGCTTCACTACCATCGCAGATGCGTACGTGCAGCCACGAAGCTATGTTTATCCAAGTCGGTCTGGATTTCAAAGGGATCAAGCAAAGCTTCGAGGCGATGTGCGACGTGTTGGTCAAGGTATGAAGACCGTCATTGCAGCCCAGAATGGCAAACAATCAAACAAACGTTAAAGCAATTAATTCGGATGGCGGCACATTTCACGTCCAGCATACGTCGACTGATAGCCCAATCCTCCCTGCGGCGAATCTAGCCCAGCTGTATGACCTCGATCCAAAACTCGTAACATTCGTGGTCGAGGAGACAGAGAAGGAAGCCGCGCATCGTAGGAAGCAAGAGTCACGAATAAATACTTTTATCTTTTCTGAAAAGTTAATAGGTGTAGTTGTCGGAGCGCTCTTGGCGTTTTTTGTTTTTGGCCTTGGTGGGTACTTGATACTTCGTGGTCACGACGTGGCTGGGGTTTCAATCTGTGGAGCGGGACTAGTTTCTATTGTGGCGCTTTTCGTAAATCGCCAGAATAACCAGACGCAGCAGGTGGTAAAGACGAACCCAACTCCTCCAGCGAGAAAGCCAAGAGCATCCAAACCAAAGAAGCTTCCTCAAAATGGCTCTTAGTGCCCAAGCCCGCCCCAAGCGGGCTTTTTTACGTCCAGTGCTGAGTTGTGTGATCGGTAACACTGGGCCAAGCGGCCACGGTGGGCGCTTGGCCTCACAGACCTACACCGGAACGCGATCTGCTGAGACTTTGTAATGGGCCTCAATGAAGCCACCAGCGCGGCAGTTGTCCTATACAGCCCTTAGCCGCCTCAATGTTGGGTCCAGTTTCTCCGATATCGAAGCTGCCCAAGCCAACCATTCCTGAAGATCGGGACCAATTGGAATACGGCCGGCCACGGCAGCGGCCTCGAGGTGCAGCACGTAATCCCGAATGGCCTGGGCTTCTCTCCAAGCTGTGGCCTCATCCACCAGCTGGCGCTCGCGCTCGACTTCACGCTCCTTGGCCACCGCGGCCGCGGCTCGTTCCTGTTGCTGCCGGCGAATCTCTTCCACTTGCAGGCGAGCCGCCTCCGCTGCTTTTTCCCGAACTGGCTCTTGAGCGCGCCATGCAGCAATCGCACGGTAGATCCGTCGCAGGATGTCGTTCAACTGAGATTCAATCGGTCGTTCGGCGGTGTCCTCGAATCTTGCCTCTGCGTGGTGCACCACGAAAAACCGAAGTTTGCCTGTTGGTAGTCTCGTGAACCTGTCTTCTGCCGGCCCAACCTTCTTACGTTCAATCCGATCTACCTTTTCAGACAAACGAAGGCCGACCGTATCATCGCCAATAGAGAGCTCGACTATGCGCTTCTTAAGCGAGGCTTTGATCCCGCGGGTTTCACAAGCCTTGAGCATTGCGTCCCAGATGCGTAACGAACGGTCGGCCGACTCTAACGACACACGTAACGGAAGAATATTTGGGCCCAGATCCATGATCCTGCCGCGCCGCTCATATTCCCCCCAGCTCGGGCCAGCAAGTGCTTCTAAATCGAGCTCCCATCGCTCGCCTGGCTTTAGCCGACGCGGGTGCGCCTGCCGCTCGCGCGATCGTTCTAGCGCCGCACGCTGAGCCTGCACGTCTTTGGCAGCAGCAGCGACTAAGCGATGCGGCGCCACCAGCTCGGCTGGTACCACAACAGCATTCCGCGGTTCGTCCTCGAAGGCGAGCCTAGCCTGGAGCCAGGCATCGTCTCGCTGACTTGCTTTCATCGGCGGCTCCAGGGCATCAGTCGTAAGATCTCGGGAATTTTACCCTCTGTACCGCTACGCCCCTTGAGCGGCGCCCACGGAAGCCTGACCACATCGGACCACCAGCAGCAATCGATTTAGGGTGCGGCACTGTTGAGCAGGCTCACCTGGTCGACACCCGGACCGGCTACCGTGTAGGAATGGACACCTCAATCACGCGCCGTGGAGGCGCCGACCGCCCAAACATTGATCTCGCCGCTGCCGTCGATCAGGCCTTAGCGATGCTCGATCAGGAAGACAAGCAGGCTGCTGCTCGTTTCTTGGAAGGGCGCCACGCGACATTCGCGCTCATCTGCCGTGTGCTCACGGAGCCTGGGCTCCGCGCGCACGCACCGTTGACCTGCAGCCCGCCACCCGTTGATCATCGATAAATTGCCGTAAACCCAAGTCTGCGACGATCCCTCATCACCACGAGGAGAGATCATGGCAGCGGACTATTACCTGCAACTGGACGGCATCAAGGGCGAATCAGCGGACTCGCGCCACACCGGCTGGATCGAGTGCACGTCGATCAGTTGGAACATACATCAACCTAAAAGCGCGACGGCCTCGACCGGCGGTGGCCACACTGCCGAGCGCGCCGAGCTCAGCGAGATCAGCGTTAGCAAGCTGGTTGACATGTCCTCGCCCATGCTGGCCCAACTCTGCGCTTGCGGCAAGACCATCCCAAAGGCCAAGCTGGAAATGATGCGCGCCGACGGTAACGGCGAGCCGATCAAGTACTTTGAAGTCGAACTCGAGAATGTCCTGATCGCACAGGTGGCGCCCAGCTTCGCAGGCGGGGACATTCCTGGTGAGCACTTGGGCCTGAAATTCTCCAAGGTGAGGTGGAAATACACCCAGCAGAAGATTGGCGGCGGCAGCAGTGGCAACACGACTGGCGGGTGGGATTTGGCCACGAACAGGCTCGCATAATGCGCACCCTTATTCTGCTAGGCCTGGTGCTCGGCGCGCCATGCCTCGCACAGCCGGCTGCCACTACCCCCTGGATGACCGGCGAGCGTCTGGTCAAGCTAATGGGGAATACCGACCCGTCTACCGTGAGGTGGGCGCCGGACGGCCCTTTTCGCACCCGCGCCATCGCAGCTGAATACATTGACATGTCGAATGGGGAGCTCGTCCATGGTTTCATTCAGGGCGTGCACGACGCGACAGAGGGTAAGGATTGGTGCTGGAGCAAACAGTACAAGCCCCTGGCGGACGAGCTAGTGGCCGACGCGCGGCACTCGCTGCAGCGGATGTCTGACGCCCAGCTCAAGCGGAACGCAGCCGACCTCATCGTTGAAGTCTGGCGGGCGAAATGGCCGTGCGCGGCTGTTCAGCGGAGGTCGCGATGAAGGCCCCGTATGCGACCCTCAGGATGCACTTCCCCGACCCAGACAGCGTCGATCGTGACGAGTTATATCAGTGGATCGGGCATCCTGAAAACATCTCAGACCCGGGCTTCTATAACACATGCGCGATCCGCATGAGCCTTGCGCTGCTCGGCGCCGGCTTCCCAAACCCCGGCACCTATCCCATCAAGGCCGGGAAGTACAAGGGCCGCATGATCGAAACCGGGCAGCGCCGGCTGAGCAACTGGTTGGTCCGCCACATCGGCAAGCCCGAGGAGTATAAGAGCGGGCTTGAGGCTGAGAAGGCGATCGAGGCCCGGCATGGGATCGTGTCCTTTTTCAGCATCTATGGGGACAATAACCCCCAAGGGCACATCGCCATCGTCTCAATGGACCGATGGGGGAAATACATCCGCTGTGGACATGAGATTGATGGTACTGCGACCGGCTGCTACTGGTCGTCTCGGAAAGTATGGTTCTGGCCGCTGAAGTAGGGAATGGCGCGCCCTCGCGTGCGCGCCGTACTGCTTACCGCTTGCTGTCAGGAGTACGCTTCGTTGGAACCCAGGTGGAGTTCGAGTTCTGCGTTGGCGGTGCCTTCTTGTTGTCCGCGATGGTGGCGAAATTGTCCTTCTTGCCGCCGCGCGGGCCCTGCTCCTGATAGATGCCGCCGTCTTTGCCAGAGTTCTGGCCCGGTTTCAATGCCATGATGCCTCCCTAGTTGCGCGTAAGACAATTCCTACGCGCAAGGCAGATGGTGTGTTTACTTGGCAATTCAAGGGCGTTTGTTTACTTTTTTTCAACCCTCTTTGCATTGCGTTTCAGTTCCTTCTGAGCGCTCCCGGTAACGCGCCCCGAACCTGGCGGCAATACCAACATCCCCTAGCCCCGCTTTCTGCATCTTGGCGACAGCCCAGGCGCTGGTTTCGACGTCCTAGAAAAGCCAATAAGACTCTCTTGACGTTGAGCTTGAGCTCCCCTGTGGTGCAGACACTGCAGTCGTGACAGCAAATTAGAGTCACATATAACAGAGACTCCACTGAAGTAGTGAACTGATCATGCCTAAACACCAGCGTTATACGGACGTGAAACCCTGTAAGGGGTGAATGAACTTGGCAGACACGAAGTCGTGACAAGACATTCGAGTACGCAGTTGCACGCCGGTGAGTGCGAAAACGCGAACCCGTTCAATTAATGATGGTAAGGCCATCCGAGCGTGGAAAAACCACAAGAGGATAGCCGCCCATCTCGCGCGCACCATACCGGCGGTACCTGAAAAAAAAATTTGCGGAAAGCATAAAAAAATCAGGTGCTACTAGCTAAACGCCTTAAGCACGACCACTCACGGGCGCGCGACTGCATTCTTTCACCAACTTGGAGATTACCAATATGACCATCATCACCACTGCGGTGCAAACCGCTACTGCCCTCAACCTGACCAACGTCGACACGGCTAAGGTCGAGAGGACAGCGACGTTCCTCAACTCGCTCATCGAGACAATGCAGGCAAACCCGTTCGGCGCCGGCTGCTTCGTTCTCATCTGCGCCGCCTTCGCCTATTGGAAGAAAGGGTCGTAATCTCGACTAGGCGTCCGGCTGCGAGAAATTGCAGCCGGAGCTCCGCCCCCTCCCCTCCCGCGCTCCTTCCCTGGCAAAGGACTCACCGCGGTATGACTGTCACATGGAAAGTTTCCAGCGAACCACCTCCTTTGAAGGTAGAAACTTCCCCAGTAAGCATAGCCTGCGGCCATCAACATAAAGTCCCTCAATGGCGCAATCGAACAGCGATCTGGAAAAACCACCAGAGGAATAGCCGTCCAGCGAATGAAACACTTCGGGGGTGTGCATACCGCCGAGTCGTGACAGCACCATACGGACACATAGGGAATAAATCCCTGTTCCCTATACCGTGTTTCCCAACCTCACTGGAGTCTGTAATGCCTTTCTTCATCAAACTCACCGCCGCCACCATCAAGGAGCTGGCCAACTTCGTCAAAGCGCTGGACCGCCACAAGTTCGGTGCCTTGATGTTCATCCTGGTCATCATCGCCCCGGGCGTGGCGCTAGCGCTCTCCCGCGCCCAGCTGGTGCTAGCCTAGGCGCCGCCAGCGCAAGGGGTCGATTTCGGATCTGGCCCTTTGACCGCCCGAGGATTTGGGCCGTCCACCGTTGGTGGATCAGCCAGATGCCGGAAATTTTTCCGGCGTCTCGCCCTGTGCCTCCTCCAGGGCGAAAGGGTCACATCGGATGTGGCCCGTCCATTCGGGTTAGATCGGATCTGACCCCTTCAATCGGCTGAAAATTTAGCCGATGGGGCGGCGCCTCACCTGCTCACCTAAAAATTTAGGCGAATGCACGCCCATCCGGATCTCAGATCGCGATGGGTGCTGCTGGAAACTCAGCAGGTCAAAACCGACGAGCCGTAGGTTTATGAACCGTGGCGGCGCTGGCGCTGCTCCCCCATTCCGGGGAACAAAGGCCGCGACGGGAGGGGTGCCACAATCTGTGGAAACCACCGCCGGCGGGGTCGCGATGGGCTACCCCATCCTGCAGGGCGCTAATCCGATTAATACCCTTGCGACTTCGGACGAATATCGTCCGCAGTAACGGCTCACCGAAATAGTCCGGTCAGTGGGTGGCCTGTTTTTTCGTACGAAATTCGTCGGCACAAGGGCACGCAGATTGTGCGTATCCATGGCGTCCAGCTGCTGGACGTCGCCGACTACAAGGGGGGCGGTGCTTTGCCGCTCCCTTTTCCAGAAACCACCGGAAAACCCCAAGGGGGTGCAGATCCAGCACCCCCTTTTCGGGATTTTCCGAAATATCCGGCGTCGCGTTTGAACGCGGGTCTTGCTGGCGCTCCTAAGTTTTTAGGAGCGCGCTACCCGCAGGAGATCGCTGAGTATCCCACAGCTACTCTGACCGGCTTTGGCCGCAGCAGGTGTCGTTCTCATAAATGAGAACCAGCTGGCGCTGCAAAACCGGCACGATGGGTCGGACACATTTCCCTTTTTGTCTTTTTTGTCCACGTTTATAGATGGAACGAGAAGCTATCGGTCCTTGCTATCCGTTCGGCCACGGTTTGTCCCTCCCTCGGGGGGTACCTCAAATCGTCAGCGAACCCGCCGCAGGGACCGATAGCATCTCTCTCTGCACTCAGCCGCGAATTGGAACTTTTTTTCCGACCGCCGACTCAGCGCTGCCGTCCGCCCCGGGTAGCGTTCCGCTGGAGCTGATCGGCTAGTTTTTGCGACATGGCGTCAATAGCGGACTCTTGCTTACTACAGGCTGGCCGGAGGAATGGATAGGCGGGCACAGTGGCACCACCGTACTCCCATTCTGCGGCCGTGCGGTGCGCCCTCCAGCTAACTCCCTCAGGCTTCCTTGGGACGATTTTGTGCCCGTTTTCGACCCATCCAGCGTAGTACGCATCACCGTCTATGCCGTATCGCCCCTTCCTTACTGTGATGAGATAGGTCTGGTGCCGGTCGCCGTCTGATTTCTCTTCCAAGCGCTTTGTGATGATGTTTTTCGCGAGTGTGCCGGTCCGAACGTGCCTTGATGCATTACGCTTTGCCTCATCCATTATGACCTCGGCGCCGGCGAACCCAATCGCACGCAGGCTCTGTTCATCAATGCTGCTCAGCACCTGCTCCTCGACGTCGCCTAGAGCGCTGACCAAGTCGGAAACGTCGATTCTCATTTGAGCCCCAGCAGCTCGTCCAGCTTGTCGCACAGCTCAAGACGCTGCTTCTCCAGTTGGTGATCCAGCATCGTCAGCGCGGCCGCGTCGGAGGTTAGGCAGAGGACTGAAGGAGGGACGATGTGCTGCATATGGCAGAGGGTGGCGCGCACGACGTCGAAGGCGGCCATACGCATCCATACGCCGTCATCGACTTGCTCGCCCTCGGCCGCCAGGATCTCGTCCGCATGCTGCTCGCGCAGCACCCGCTCGCCGATCAGCGCAAGCTCCTCGACGTATCCCACTTGAAAGGAATCGAAGGGGCAGTACGCCGTCGCAAGCGCTGGCGCGTAGTGCGCGTGCAGGGTCGAGCCCAGCTTAAAGCGCTTGTTCTCAGTGTCGACCAGACAGTAGATGTACCGGATTGGGCTGTTCAAATCGTGCAGTTCCATTGTTTGCGTCCTTTAATTTGTATTTGCTATTACGAATCGGATAATCGTCCGGCCTGTCGCTGGTTAGATCAGGCCCTGCACCGTCAGCGAGAGCTCGGCGCCGCTCGGGCCGTTAAACACGACGTCACCACTTCCCAGCCCGAAGACTCGAAGCGCCCGGTACTCGGGCTGGCTGGAGCCAATCCACACGGTAGGGACGTCGAGCAGGCTTTGTAGTAGCTCCGTGACGGCGCTGGCCTCGGCGATGTCGATATATGCGGAGGCCGTCATATCGGTGGTCGACTTACGCCGCTTAATCTCGGTTCGGCCGAAATCGTCCGTCTTGATGTAGCTGTAGGTCTTGGGCTTGGCCGCTGCGCCTCGCTGCGTCCTGCCGAGCGGGTGCAGCTGCCCTACCGCGAGCGCGCCGCACTTCACGTCCCCGCCCAGTGCCGACAGCGTCACCGTCACCTCAGCGCCGCCCCAGGGCGCAAGGTCGCTGACAAGGAAGTCTGTCAACGGCTTGAAGGGATCAAAGAAATACTCCCAATAGTCATCTGGCGCCGACGCCTCGAGCTCGGCCGACTGGCTATAGATGACGTCGCCGCCGGGGGCAGATTTCACCACTATTTCGATGTGGCTGGCTTCCAGCCCCGTAAGGTAGATTGCGTCAATTGGCCCAGGCTGCAGAACGACGGTCAGCGACAAGGGAGCGATCGTTTGGGTGTTCACCTCCCCATCGAACATGGCCCAGCGGTTGGTCGGCCCGACGTCGAGCCAATAGGCGACAGTGCCGGCCTGATTGTTGATGCTGGTAGGGTCTTTGCCGGTGTTTGGGGCCATGCACTGGTAAATCCGGTGCGTCACCTGGCTAATACAAAAATCGTCCTTGGCGTAAGCGGTGGCGCTGGACCACGCTGGGTAGTCGTTCTCGGCGACCGTGCTGCTGCTCAGGGTGGCGCTGGTAATCGTCGTCGGCTTCAGGACGCTTAGGGATGCTGTCATTTATGAATCTCCATATGCAAAACGCCCCTGGGCGGTGAGGCTCCAGAGGCGTTTCGTGTTTCAGTGATGGGCTACAGGCCCTTACTCGGTTTCCATCTTCACCCGCATTGCGGCCCCGCCTTCGCTAAGCTGGTCGAGAACGTCATGGGTGTTCATGGTGTTCTTCGTGATCGCCAAGAGGTAGGCCTCCTGCTGGCGCCGCATCTCGGCGTTCTCCCTCCGCAGCTCACGGACCTCCGCCACCAACTCGCTAACGTCGACACCGCTGCCAGAACTGGCGCGCGCCAATGTCGCCATCAGCAGCCGGTTGTCAGCCGCCGGGATGATCCGCTCACCCTTGTGCACCATCGCCGGCATGTCCTGCGGGATGAAGTTCGTACCGATCGCGAACGGATGCAGCTTGCCGGTCAACTCGGCTTGCGCCGCCTTGAGCCAGTCCGCCTTTTCGTTTTCGTCCATCGTTGGGCCGAAGGCGTTCACCCAGAATTGGAGGCCCGCGGCATCCGGGGCTCGGTGCAGCACGCTCTGATACAGGCTGTTGAGGCTGGCTTCGGTCGAGCCCTTGATGCCGGAGATGATGTCGGAGATCGAGGTACCGCCGGCGGCGACGTTCTGCCAATACTCCAAGCCGCCGGCATCAGGCACGCGCCCCAAGGCCGACTGGTAGGCACTGTTGATGGCGCTGGTTGCCCCCACAATGGGGTTGCCCTGGGCGCCCACGATTGCAGAGCTCAGGCCCTGCATTGCCTGAATCAGCGTCAGCCCGTTGGTGTCGATCCCCTTCAGGATGTCAATTTGGGTCTGCGCGCTGGTCAGCACGTTGTCGAGCGACTTGAGCTGCTCCTTAGCCTGGTCGAGAATCGCCTGCTCTACCGACAGCGAATCATCGGTAATGTCTGCCAGCCCAGCGACGTCGGCCTGCGTCTGGTACAGGTCGCGCATGTAGTCGGTGTAGCTGCTGAACTGGCTGGATGCGTCCTGCGTCACCACGCCCAGCGCCTTTTTCAGCGACTCGGCTTGCGCATCCGACAGCTTGCCGCCGGCCTTGGTGATCGCCAGATCGGCCCGGATCTCCGCCTGGGCCGCCGCTCGCTCGTACAGCTTTTGCTCGGGCGACTTGAGGCTGTCGAGGGTGCTGTGCAGTGCCTGGGACATAGACTGCAGCCGGCTAAACACCTCGGTATGGGTGTCGATGATGCTTTGGGTTGCCGTCCTTTCGCGGCCCACCACCTTTTGAAGCGCCGAGTAAGCGCTATCTACTCCGCTGAGAAGCGTGCTGGCGCTGGTCTTGATCGCCTCAATCGCGGCGGCCTGCGACTTCACGGCCTGCACCTGGTCGAACAGCGCGCGGTTGCTCTCATCGAGCGCGTCACGCTGCTTGGCCAGAAGCTGGGTCGAAGACATCGTCAGCTCGTCGAGCTGGTCCTGCAGGCCCTTCCGCTCGTCCAGCGCATCCTTCCCGGCATCGAACACCGACTTGAGCGCCGGCGCGATTCCCATCAGGACGGTATAGGCCGTAGCGCCAGCCTCGGTTGTGGTATCGAGGCCGACGATGAAGTCACGGAACATCTTGTCCGCGTTCGCCCCTGCACTCGACAAGCCGTACTGCGCCAGGGTTGGGTCGATGCGGGCCTTGAGCGCCGCAGCCTGCTCCTTTTCGGTGAAAAAGTTCTGCAGGAAGAACTCGCCCTGGCTGGTGAACTTGTCCAGGCCGCCGACCATTTGAATGAGCCGGTCGCGCGCACCGATCGAGGCAAGGCCCATCTCCCCGAACGTCTTGCCGAAGGACTGGAAGACGACGTCGACGGTTTGATATTCGCCCGCGATTCGAGACAGGGTTTCAAGGTAGCCCTCGCCAACCTGCTCAAACTGCGCCAGGCCGCCAACAGCAGACTGTGCCATCTCATCACCCAGACGCGAGAACACCGATTCCAGCGCCTTCTGCAGCTCCTCGCCCTTGAGGTCTTTCAGGCTCACATGCCCAATATCGACAACAAAGCCGTTCAGCTTGTTGGTGAAATCGTCGCCCGAGAGTCCCAGCATGCTGCCCGCCGTCTTCACGCTGTCCGCCAGCGAAGTGATGATCGCCGTGAACTGCTGGTTGGCAGAATCGCTCAGAGCGGTGGTCTTCTCGTCGCGGTTGGCGCTGCCAAACCACCCGCCAGAGGTCTTGATGTCCGCGTACTGGTAGGCGTGCGCTCCGCTGCCCAGGATCGACGCCAGGCTTGCAGCATCCATCCCGAAGCCCGAATCTTCGACGCTCTGCTTGCCGCCAAAGATCGAGGTCATCAGGTTTGCGACAGCGGGGATCTTCCCGAGGACGGCCCCCGCGATGGCGCCGGCAACCATACCGATAGGACCACCCACCGCGCCAAGAGAGGTGAATGCACTGAGCCCAGCGCCCGCCATGCCGCCCAGAGCAGCGCCGCCAGCGGTCAGGCCCAGCGTGCCAACCGTGGAGGCGAAGCCGTTGTTGGTGTTCAGAGAGAACTTCGGGTTGGTAATGTCGGTGCTGCCCACCAGCTGGCTCGCAAAACTGCTGATGTTGGTGTCGATGCTACGCAGGGCGATGAGCATGCTGCTGTTGATCGCCAGATCCTGATAGGTGTTCCTCTCCACCGCCTCGAGCGCGCGCTTGATCGATTCCGACTTTGCGTCACTGTCGCCGAAAACAGAGCCGGCGCCGGCCGCCTTCTGCCTATCGGCGGCAAGCGTGCTGCCTCCGCCACCTATGCCACCAATCGCCACGCCCAGGCCTGCGACAAGCGCGCCCATCGCTGCCATACGGCCGAACGCGCTGTATGGATCGCCCTCGCCTTGGGTCAGCACCGCACTGATCGCCTTTGGCACGAGCTCGGCGGTTGTCATCGCCAGCTCCGCAGCGTGGAACACCTGCGACACCGCCATCAGGCTTTGGTAGCCGCGGCTGTGCTCGCCGAAGAACGACGACGCGGCGGCGGCCATGTCGCCATAGCCCCCAAGCTGCTCCTTCGTGTTGCGCTCGTTGAGCTTGCTGATACGGTCCAGGTACTTCTCGTAATTGCCGCTGGCCTTGAGCTCGGTGTCGGCAAGAGCACGGGCCTTGGCGATTTCACCCTGCTTAATGCCAAACTGCTGGAGCGATCCGGTCAGCTTGGCGATCGAGTCCCCAGCAGACCCAAAGGCGGTTCGCAAGGCGTCGCCAAACGACTGCGCCCTGGTAGGGTCCAAAAGCCGATCGAGCTCCTCCGTGGCCTTCTTGCCGGCGTCTAGATCATCCAGCCGGCCCAGAGCCGCCGCGCCTTTCTTCTTCGCAGCGATCAGTTTTTCGAGGCTTTCAATCTCATCGAGGTAGAACGCCCCCGCTCCATGTTGCGCGAGCTGCGCCTCGAGGCGGGCGATCTCAAACTCGGCAAGCGCCTTCCGGGTCATCCCGTAGGTTTGGGCGAGCCGCTCATTCGCCTCCACCTCCTTGATCGCGGCATCGATCGTCTTCTGCTGGGCGTCGGCGTAGTCCTTCATGATCTTGGCGTAGCCGTCAGCCCCTTCCCAGGCCCGTTTGTTGGACGCGAAAATCTCCTCGCTGAGGGCGTTATTGGCGCCACTGATGATGTTCGCGCGGCGCTGCATCGCCGCCCGCAGGTCGGCCTCATCCTTCTGGTAGGCCGACTGATCTTCCTTGCCCTTGTCGACCGCGGCGCGCTGCCTGATGATGTCGATTTCCAGATCCAGCTCTTGGGTCTGTAGGTCGCGCTTTCTGGTGATGTATGTCCCCAGGCTGACCAATTGCAGCTTGTAGGAGGTTTCCAGATCCGCCAATTGGCCCGCCAGCACCTCGCGCTGAACGGTGCGATTCCCCTCGAGCTTGGCCAGCAGCGGATTATCGAGAGAGGCGAAGTCCTGTTGCACCTTGGCGATCGCCTTCTTGATGGCGTCATCGGACGCGCCGGCGGCCTCGCCTTGGTTCTGCACCCTGGTGATCGCAGCCTTAAGCCGAGCGGCCTTGGACATGGTTCCTTCCATGACCTTGTCCCACTCCAGGCTGGAGCGGCGCAGGCTTTCGGCGATCGCGGCCTGCTGGTTATCCCACTCCTCCTTTTCAACTTGGTACTTCGCCTCCCTCTCCTGCTTCAAGAGCTCCGGCAGGTTCGACGCCGCCGCGGCCTGACGCATTGCGGCATTGTCCCCGCGCTCCCCTCCCCTGGTAGGTGCTGGCGCTGATGCGAGCTTGATCTGCTCTTGGATCTTGGCGAGCGCCTGCTTCGCGGTTTCTTTTCGTCCGACGCCGAGGAACGCGTCCCACGCCAAGGCAGCGCTATCCTTGGCGCCTATCCAGGCTCGCTCGATGGTGCCGAGCTGGCCCTTCATTTGGTCAGCACGGTCAGCAAAGGCCGATGCATAGGCCTTCTGCGCCACCTCGGCGGCCTCGTCGTTCTTGCCCTGGTCCTGCAGCGCCTTCACCTGTTCATAGACGCTGCTGGTCAAGAATCGGTAGCTCTCGTCTAGCTTCAGGAGCGATGAGACTGGCGTGCGGCCCAGGTCGGCGAAGTCCTTCGCCATGTCCTGAACGCTGATTCCGATGTACTTGTTTGCCGCCACAGTGACGGCGCCGAACTGCTGCATGTTTTTGGCCGAGACTTCGCCAGTACCGGCCAGCGCCGCGAGTGCGCCTGCGGCCGCCGATTGGGTGCCGATCCCCCTGGCGATCTCGCGGGCGTAGTCGGCCAATTGCCCGGCGCTGGTGCCGGCGGCGTTGCCGGTCATGATCAGCGCGCGGTTGTACGCGTCTGCCTCTTTCGACCCTTCGTTATATGCATACGCGAGGCCTGCCGCCGCGACCGCCGCGATACTGTACGGATTGACCATATTGACCAGCGAGGAGGCGACACCCCGAAGGGCGCCGCTAGCGCTGCCGAAGACGTCGCGGATTTGCCCGCCCTGCTGCAGGAACACCGTGAGGGGCGCTTGGCCCCCCTGCAAGCCGACAATCACGTCGGTTAGTTGTGCCGGCAGCTGGCGCATCGCGTTTGCAGTCTGGGCGGCCGAGATCCCTACGCGCCCCTGCTGCTGCTCGAGCGCGCGCAACTGCGCCACGTACGGCGCGATCGTATTGCCGTCGGCGCCGCGCTGCCGGGCCAGCAGCTCGAAGTAGGTCGACGTCTGGCGCCCACCAGCCTCCATTGCCGCTGTCGTCCTTTGAATCGATTGCACGATTGAACGCGTGGCACCGTCGATGTTGCGCGCGGCCGCCGGGGCACCGCCGCCGAGGTTTTCCAGGCTCCGCCCGCTTCGTTCACTGGCCTGGGTAACATCTCGCGCCAGGTTGTTAGCCTCCTGGCGGATCTGGTTGATCCCGGTCCGCGCATTGCTGGCGTCGACCGTGACCTCAATTCCAATTTGGCGATCAGTCATCGTCGCCCTCTCTTTCGTTCACTCCCGGCATGCCGAGAGCCCCTTTTTGGGGAATTTCCCAATAAAAAAGCCGACCCCTGTTAAGGAAGTCGGCTTTAACGTGCTTTAACAGCTTTGCGCTTTCAAATGGTTCGGTTTTTCACATGTTCTCCTATGAAGAGTGGTCGGTTAATAGCTCGGCCATTTGATTAACATTTTCTCCAGGGGCGATTTTTTATACGCATGGCAGTACAAGGGGTGTCCAACTTTTCTATTGCTGTGGAGAATCATCCCCCCTCCCCTCTTCGCCTTGCCGCAGGCCGGGCAGGCTCATGCATAATCGAATCTTTACCCGGAGGAAACATGCGTATGACTGCCGCAGTTCTCGCCCTTGCTGCCATGCTCGCGGGGTGCAACTCGACCGAGAAGGAGATCCTGACCAAGGTTCGACAGGAGTTGAAAGACCCGAGCTCCGCCGAGTTCAGTCAGCTCGATCTGAAGAAAACGACCGATGGCTCGATCTCAGTGCTGTGCGGAATGGTCAATGCAAAGAACTCGTTCGGCGGTTACGCCGGGGCTAAGCCCTTCACGGCCGCGCAGTCCATCCGCGAGAAGGATGCGGTTATCTACTTTGGCGATGAGGCCAACTGCGCCCGGGCGCTACAGATCGCCGAGCAGGTCGAGCGAGGGCACGACAAGCACTAGCCAGCAGCCCGGCGCGCCGCTTCGGCCGTACTCTTTGCCCGGTGATGCTCCTCGCACAACAATTCCTTGTTGTCGTCGTGATCGGAGCCGCTATCTGCAAGCGCAACAATGTGGTCGACGTCGACGCCGATGCTGATCTTGTCCTCTCGTCGGCATGCCTGGCACAGGCCGTAATCTCGGGCCCGGATGCGTTCACGGTCCTTTACGCCAGCAGAGCCGCGCTTGCGCTCTACGGTGCCGGCGCTGACCTTGAGAGTGGGGAGTCGGTTGCCTACTTCCTGCAGGCGGGGCTTGAGGGTGGTTAGTTTCATGGTGGTCTGAAAGTCTCAATTGCGGAAATGGGAAAATCACTATGCTGACGGTCTAGGCCCTTAAAGTCGGGAAGATGGGAGGCGGCCCTATGAGGAAGGCTCGGCAGGGGGTGGAAAACGAGCCTCAGCAGCCGCTCTTTCCGTGCTAACCAGCATGCTAACCGGTACTCATCTCGTCTCTGGATGCCTCTCTTGGGCTGGTGGTCAGTGGTAACGAGGTGGGCGCCGCGTCGCGAGAGCGCGCGGGGTTTCGACCGCCGATCCCGGGGAGCAGGTGCCCGAAGCCCTGGCGCAGCCAGGGTGAGGCGGTAGCCCCGCGCCGGTAGGCGTGCCCGCAGGGCAGGCGTAGCCCGCCGAAGGTCTGCGAGTCTGGTTGTTAGCCGGTCTTGTGTGAGGGCATGCAGCCCTGTAACCTCGTTGAGGCCTGTGGCCTTAAGTACTTATCTGGCTATGGCTATGGATACGTGAACGAATGGCGCACGAAGCGAGCACGGAGCGTGCTCCAGTCGTGTCCTTTGAAACCCCGTCCAGAGCATCAGGATCGCCCTCCAGCGTAGACCTGCAGGCCCTGCGTGGTGCGCTTCTTCCGCTCCCTGTCGATGGCGATCTGTTTGTTCTTCTCGGCGATGATCCTGGCCTTGACGATCTCGCCCAGGGCGCGCATGTTGATCAGGCCGCCAACCTCGGTCCACTCAAAGACCGTGGTCAACAGCGCGCGGCGCTCAACCTCGGTGCGCAGGTCCAGCAGTTCATACAGTGGTTCGACGTCGGGTGGCAATGCGCGCCAGAAGCGCAGCGCCACCTCGTCGACAGCACGCCGCTCGAGCTCGGTTTCGGCTCGAAGGAGGCGGTACAAGGCTTTCCTGTTGGCGGGGAGTGGGCGACCGGCGCCGTAGAAGTGGTCCAGCATCTGCCGGTAGGCGCCATGCTCGACCATGGAGAGGTGGCCTGTTGCGCGGGCGTAGTCGCCCAGGAAGTGTTTGTAGAAGTTCACATGATCCCCTTTGCGCGAAGGATTGCACGCCAGGTCTCGATATCGGCCGCGGCGACGTCGCGCAGCAACTGGCGGGTGTCGAGTCCCAGCTCGGCCGATAGCGCATCTGTGAGGCTGTTGTAGGCCTCGCACAGGTCGGCGCGGATCTCCGGCATGGTGCCAGCGCCAGCGTGGCCATCGTCCTCAAACAGGGACTCAATCACGCTGTCGAGCGTGGCGCAGGCGCGCATCGCTGCATCGATAACAGCCTGGCTCATCGCGCACCTCCGCCGAAGTCAAGGGCGGCCTGTGCCGGCTTCATTTCGATCAGGTGGTAGCGGGCGACCTTGCGGTGCCATACGCCCTCGGGGTCGTGCAGCGCCACCAGTTCAGTGTGGATGACGAAGTTCTGTTCGTGGCGCAGCTGGAACACGCGCGCTGCCGGCATCATGATCGCGTGCTGGCGCAGGTCGACCGTGGTTTTGGGCCCTTGACGCAACAGTGCGAGCAGCTTACGCAGCTGAGCCTCAGTCGAGGTGGATTTATCCGACAGGGCGGCATCCTCGGTGGTAAACTTCTCAGCGTTAGCCGCCTCTTCCTTTGCCGACCCGAGCCCCCCAGCCCGATCGACCCTGACGCCCCGCACCCTCGGGGCGTTCGCTTTTGTGGTCTGGCGCTTCATGCATGCACCCCCTCGCGCTGGACGCTGATGCGTTCGCCGGCGCGCGCACGCAGCCAGGCATCCACTTCGCTCGCGACCCAGCCCACGCAACGCTCGCCGAGCTTTACCTTTTCCGGAAAACGCCCAGCCTTCTCGTAGTTGTAAATCGTCCGGCGGCAGAGGGTGGTTTTCTCGGCGACTTGGTCAATGGTGAGGATGTTCATTGAGGATTTCTCCAAAAAGAAAGCCCGCCAAGCGCGGGGCGCGAAGCGGGCTGGTTAACGAAAAAGGGCCGACCCACGCTAAGCGGATCGACCCTCGTTCAATTCAAAATGTGTATGCGAAAAAAAAGCCGCTCTCGGCGGCCTGGTGCTTCTTTAAGGATAGCTTTGGTTTGCTCATCCGCAAGGGTGCGCGGACGTAAAAAAAAGCCGCTGGAGGGCGGCTTGTATTTTTCTGGTCGAGCGCCGGCGGTCTACGCAGGCCGGGTGCTCGACTGCCTCTAACCTACGGCGACGCTCTCACGTCATTTACGCAGCGAAGAGGGAACTGTAAATGCTACTTTTCACAGGCGAGCGCCGGCTGTCTTGCGGGCGAGGTGCTCGACTGCCTTTTATCTGCGGTGGCGCTTTCGCGCGCATTACGGAAATAAGAGGGACTGTCTTTACTGCCCAGGCTATCGGCGATCCTCTGCGGAGTGCCCAGGGAATGTGGTGTTGCTCTTTCAGCGCGAGCGCAGTGACACTCTGGGTGGCGGGCGCTGCGACTGCCTCGGGTGATGGTGGCGCCGTAGCGCGCATTACATTTTTCCGAGGGACTGTACTTACTTTTCTCTGGGCGAGCGAAGCACCCCCATGGCCCAACTATACCAAACTACTGTATGTTTGTGCAGTGGCATGCAATAAATGTCTCTTAAGTGCACTCGGAGCCTTTTAAATGCACTGAGCGCCACTCGGCACAAGGTCTGGCCGAGATTCGTCCGGGGCCAATATTGCTCGCAATTCGTCCGCCTCGGCCTCGGCGCTTGCCACCCTTGCCTCCAAGAGCCGATTCCTCCGCAACAGTCCTTCTACTTGGTCCAGCGCCTTGGCTAGTGCCGCCTTGACGGTGTCGATCTGGCGCTGGAAGTACGTGCGCTGCTCCCTCAGCTCCCGCTCTAGGCGCGCTTTCTCCCCTCGCAGCTGGGTCGCCTCTGCCGCGTGGCGCTTCGCCTCCTCGATCTCAGCGCGCATCCTCTCCAGGGCCGCGGCCTGGCGCTGCCGGTTCTGCCTGCCCACCCGCGCCTCATTCCGGGCCTTCTCGACAAGGGCTGCGTGCTCAACCTGCTCCTGATGGTGTTGCGCTTGCTTTTCAGCCCAGCGCCCGCTGAGCCGGTCCGCGATCGATGGCGCAGGAAGGGGCGCAGGCGGGGCTAAGGCCGGATTTTCCTGCATCGCTGCGGCGTACTGCTTCGCTGTCGTGTGAACCGCCTTCGAGCCCTCTACGCCACGCTGCAGGCCGGCGGGTGCGCCCACCACCTTGGCGAACTCCGTTTGCATCGCTGTGAGCTTTTGGCGTCCGCCGAGGAAGTCTTTCGCCGACAGCCGGCCGTCCTTGGTCAGCGGGACAACGTAGGCCACCAGATGGGGCGACTTCTCATCGTGCTGCATGTTCAGGCAAACCACGTTCTCGGCGCCGTGGCGCTGTCGCAGCCAGGCCACCGCCTCCTTAAAGTAGCCGTTTTGCTGCTCGGTTGGAGCCGTCTTGAACCATTCCGGGGACGCCGTTATCAGGTACTCGATGCACAGCACGGCATCGTTGCGCCGCTTCGCCGGCAGGCGGGCCTCGATCGCCGCACACACGGCCGCCGAGTCTTGCGCCCCTATGGTCTTGTTGAGGCGGGTCCGGTCTGGGTCCGCGTTCGGGGTCGGGATCTCGCGGAACGTGTGCTTTGCCGAGCCAGCGATGGAGCCAAACGACTTCAGCTTCTTGGCGCGGAGTATGCAGTAGTGGGGTTGGGTCATGGGAGCCTCTGTGCGAGTGCGAGCGCCAGCGCCAGCTGAAGCCACCACCACCGGGCGGGACCGGTGTACTCACTACACTTCCTGTGGAAGTTGTTCGCCCTGCCGGGGGCGAAGCCCGCCCCACTTCGCGCCCCCATGAGGGAGCTTGACCGGTTAGCACCCCGGTGGCGTGTACGTGTTTGCAGCTGCATCGTCGTCTCCTGGTCTGTGTTGTTGCCTCCTTCCTATCTTCCAGTTTTGAGCGTGACGTGGTTACAAAAGCGACCCGCTGCCCTCGATTATTTTGTGGTTCGCCAGAACTAAAAACCCTCCACTACCTAAAAGCGGCAGCCGCCGAGATCACGCTGGCGGTCGAACTTAAGGCCGCCCCTCAAATTGACGCGGATGGAGCCGACGCTGGCGCAGAGGTCAGTCCACTTCCTCAGCCCGATCGTTTATGTGCCCCATCCACCATTGGTGGGCAGCCAATCGTATCTCGACATATCGCTCATCCTGTGAACCTTGCCGGGCCGCGCCCTTTGTTTGCGGCCAGCCCAGGCGGCGGGCCAGACCAATCGGAGAAGCTGCAGGTGGGACCGTCGAACATCAGTGAGATGTCACCAAGTGGGCCCCCGCGCTGCTTTCGGAGCAACACCTCTGCATAGCCGCGCAAATCTGCATTTTCTGGCTCATACATCTCAGGCCGATGCACCAGCATCACGATATCCGCATCCTGCTCGATCTCGCCGGAGTCGCGCAGGTCAGAGAGCACCGGGCGTCGGTCCGGGCGCTCCTCGACCTTGCGGTTCAACTGGGCCAGCGCGATCACGGCGACTCCCAGTTCCTTTGCCAGTGCCTTCAGGCCGCGTGAATAGGAGCCGATCTGCTCGTGGCGCTTCTCGCCCTCTCCACCCGACATCAAGCCCAGGTAGTCGACAATGATCACGTGCAGGCCGTGCTTGCGCTTCCAGGCTTTGGCCTTCATCCGGAGCTCGAGCAGCGAGATCGCCGGCGTGTCATCGATCGCAAACCTTAGCGTATCGAGCTTGACGCAGCCTGCTGTCACACCATCCCAAGTGGCGCGGTCATCGTCTGCAATGCTACCCATTACCTTCGAGAGCGACACGCGGCCGCGGTTGGCCAGCGCACGGCCGGCGATCTCCTGGCTTTCCATCTCCATGCTGAAATCGAGCACACTGTGGTCTGCAGCCATGTTGAGGCCCACATCGCTAGTCAACGCGGACTTGCCCATCGACGGTCGGCCAGCCACGATGATCAGTTGGCCAGGCCGCAAGCCGCCGCCAGTCAAAAGGCGGTCGATGCCGGAGATGCCGGTCGGGATGGCGTTATCGTTCCCTTCCGCGCGCTTCGCGACGCCGTCAATGAAGTCGACCAGGACGTCACGGATCATTCTCGGCTCGTTGCGCACGCGGCGCTCGGCAAGCGCGGTAACCATCGACTGCATGGCATCAAGCACCTCGTCGGCGCTCTTGCCCTTCGGGTTCGCCGCCAAGCCGTTGATTGAGTCCGCAACGTACATCGCAGCGCGGAGAAGCGCGCGCTCGATCACGATGGCGGCGTGGCGATCGATGCCGGCCGCGCTCGGTGCCGTCTGTGCCAGCTGGTTGAGGTACGAGCCAATGTCGTCGCCGATCGCGCCGCCCCGGCCCTCCAGTGCGGCCCATACCGTCACCGTATCCGCCGGCTCGCCGCGCGCGATCATGCGCACGATCTCGGCAAAGATGAGACGGTGGTCCTCCCGGTAGAAGTGCTTCGTCGCCAGATCGCCGATTCGGTCGAAGCCGTCGTTGAAGCGCAGAAGCGTTCCCAGGACGGCCTGCTCGGCCTCAATTGAATGCGGTGCGGCACTGTCGGCGCCGTAGTGCTTCGTCATGCTTTCCTCGCGAATTTTCCACCGATCGCGTCGGCGTAGCCCTGCCGACCAACAAGGCGGTCGAAGCCGATCTTCGGTGGCAGATCGTTGTCATCACGCAGCCACGTGAAGTAGCGCCGCGCTAGGTCGCCTTTAGTCGAGAACCTCAGGAAATCTCCGATTAGCGCCGCGCGGGCCGGCACGAAGATCGCCGCCGACACCTCGCCCAACTGCGGGCCGAGCAGCTCGTTGAATGCATCGATCACGGCGCAGGCCTCGACTGAGTACTCGACCTCGAGCGCGTCCAACCAGCCCTGCGCTTTCAGCCAGGTGGCCGGATAAGGGACGAATTTCGGGTCAAGCCACGTGCCAGAGGCCCGGCGCTTCTCCAGGCCGCCCAGCATCTGGCCCAGCAGCTCCTCGTCGGGGCGTATCTTGGCGAACGCCTTCTCGGCGGTGCCGCGCGACTTCTTCAGCGGATAGGCGGCATAGAAGCGCTCGAAGCGGTCCTGCAGGTCGGCAGCGAGTCCCGTCTTGGCCCGGCCTTTTTGGCCTGCTGGGGTTTCGGCGACTTGGTCGCGGTCCGCTTGCGGAGCGCAAGATCTTTTCTTTTGGTGGTTGTCTCTTGGAAGGTTGTCTTTTGTGTGTACCGCATCGGTACTATCGACCTGTACCGATGCGGTACTACTCGCGTACTGATCTGGTACATGTACCGAATCAGTACTACCCTGTACCGATTCGGTACTAGCCTGAGCCTGTGGTGTTTGCCCGGATGCCTTCCACTTCCGATAATCCCTCTGAATGCCCACGATAGAACCGAACCGTCCTGGGCGCTTGGTGATGACGTTGTGCAGCGCCAGCTGATTCAAGGTAGCGGTGACGTGCGTGCGCGCCAGGTTGCAGATGGCGCCGATCTGCGAAGCAGAGATGTCGTCTTCCGCCTTCCGGAAGCCGTCCGTCTTCCGCATGATCGTGAGCAGCACGAGCAACTCGCGTTGCGAGAACCCGCCCCGCAACATGGCTTCAAGGAGTTCATTCGCAATTCGGACAAAGCCGCCCTCGAATTGGGCCGTGCTCATGCGCTGATCGCCCCTTCCCCTGCTGGCTTAGCGCACAACGCCTGTGGTCGGCGCCGCATGCCGCTCATGCTGGAGTCCGCTCGATCACGCGGGAGCCAGCTGCATCATGCAGAACGAGCGATGGCGCCTTGCGCTTCATCGTCCCATCAGGCTGCCGGTAATAGGTCGACACGCCATGCAGGATGCCGCCAGGCTCAAACGCAGCGTCGAAGATCGGTTTCGATGCTGCGCGCCCCTCGGGTGTACGGAACATCACACGAATAATTTCCGCGTTCACGGCGCCATGCAGCGGCCGGTCGTTGAACTCGTCGCCGCGGTGCGCTGCCGAGTCCTCGACGCAGTAGACGCCGATCAGGTCGACCAGGCCGATGTCGGACTCATCCAACTTACTCCTGTCCGCGAGATTGCAGTTCAGGATCTCCAAGCGCTGCGCCATCGTGGTTTCCGCATCAATGCGGGGCGCCATATCGATAACAATACGCCCTAGCCTCTCCTCGGCCTTCCGGACCATGATCAAAAGTTCCTTCAGGGTGGTGACGTAGTCGTTCACTTGTTCGAGGCGGTGTTTGTTGAACGGCGACCCACCCAGCCTATCCGCGAGCCGCCTGACACGCGCCAGCTCCGCCCGAACACGGTGATGGCGATCGAAATTCGCGCGCACAAAATGGCGCACGACCACGAACTCGGTAAGCGCACTCGATGGCCTATAGGGGTCGTAGGCGCCGCTGTTCATCGCTGCCTCGATGCGAGCCGCCAGGCAGGTGGTGTCTGCAATAGTTGCCATAGTTAAGTCTCGTGGTGTCGCGTCAAAATTTGGACGTGCAAAGGCCTGCGCCAGCCGGGTTAGCGGTGGCGATCCTCGTAGGCTTCAAGTTGACTTCGATTAGCTAGGAATGCTGCCCTTCACTCGGGCTTCGACATAGCCCCAGTCCATCGGGATACGCTTACGTCCGTCGGAAGGGCCGTTACGACTAAGCCACTTGTCGTTCACAGCCGAATAGGAGACGACTCCTTTTGACTCTCGGTCGATCGCGACACAGAGCTCAGGGCTAGCTGGCTCATTCCCATATGCAACCTGCCGCAAGCGCGCATACGTCGTACCGCATGCGGCCGCAAACGAACTGCGCTGGTTATTCGGCACTGATTTGAGATAGGTATAGAAGTCCATGAACAAAGTATAGAAATATCTAACTCTTTTCGTCAAGAAAAATCTACCGTAAGATAAGAAACTTCTAAAAGGACAACCATGGATATCTATGCCCGCCGCCGGGCTCGTCTAGCCCTCTTAGTTGAGAAGATGAGTCAAGGCAACATTGCGGAATTTGCACGAAAATACGACTATTCGAGATCGCAAGTTTCTCAATTTCTGTCTGAGACATATAACGGCGGAAGGAGTATTGGTGAGCGAGCAGCCCGCACAATCGACGAACGAGTGGGAAACCCACCAGGCTGGCTAGATCTAGAGCTCAGCAAGCAAGAGGAGAAGGTCCTTAGCTTGCCATTCAGCACGGCGGAGCTTCGAGTAGCGACGGACAGAACGCAGCCAATCGATTCGTCTCCTTCCGCCCCGTACTTAGCTCGCATACCGGTCATAGCTGAAGTAATGACTGATGCTTCGGGCCTTGTTGAAGTCTATGAGCCGACGAAGCCCTGGAACCAACGCTATTTGGACTACTACTCGGCGCAGAACCTTTTTGCTGTCCAGATCAAGGGTACTGGGTTACGCCCAAGGATCAAAAATGGTGATTTCTTTGTCGCAGAGGACGGGTCTTGGGCCCAGCCTGGAGACGAAGTGTTCGTTCTTTTCAAAGACCAAAGCCGGGCAGTTCTGCAGTTCCTTTATGAACGTGAAGGTGAGCATGCGTTCGGATCGATAATCGACGGCGCCCTTTCATTGACAGTCAAAGATGAGGCGATCGAGGCAATGGGAGTCATAATTGCCATCTTCAATCGCTTTGCTAAGACCCACGCTGAAGAGGCGTAAGAAATTTCTTGACACGATGGTTTAGATATTTCTATACTTGCCTCACTTACTTAAGTTGAGGCAATGATGAGCGCACACAGCACGCAGTACACCTCCTACCGCCAGCGATCGCTGCCTATGTCGCATTGTGGCCCTCACCCAGGCCAAGCCAAAGCCGACTGAAGTAACCCAGCGCCACTCATAAACAACAAAGCCACCCGACGTCTTGCACACGTCGGATGGCCCCTTACGCCCTAACCTTTTTGGAGAAGAGAATGGCGAGCCACAATGATCACACGAAAGCAGCAGTTAGTACAACCGGGGGTGCTGCCAAGCGAAGGGCGGGAAGCAAAAGTGGCTCGGCCGGCAAGCCGGAGCTGCAGGTCGTCCCGCTGGCCGAGTTGCCGGCGGACGAGCAGGCCCTGCTCGCGGCCTATCGCACGATGGATGACCGAGCGCGCCGCATCACTCTTCGGTGCGCAATCCGGAAGGCTGAAGAGTGGCCGGCGGCGACGCAGCCCGGACCTCGCGTCACCGCCTTGTGGGCCGAAGAACAAGCGCTGTTGAGCGATTTCCTTTCGATGGACATGGACGCGCGGCACGACGTGTCTTGCATGGTCGCAGCAATCGCGAGGCAGAACCCGTGGAAGGACCCGCGGCCAACGCTGCGTCTGATCGTTGGAGGTCGAGCATGAACAAGGACGAACACGCCTCGGTAGAGCCGACCCGCCAGCGCCACTGTGCCGCTCCGCTGGTTGCCAAAGTCGTGAATGCCGCACTGCAGCTGACGGACGAAGAGCGCCAGCTGATCAACAACTTCAGAGCAATGAAGTCCTGCGCTAAAGAGATGCTGGTAGACCTCTCCAGCGAGTACAGGCGCACTTTGCCAGCCGTGCGCGTGCACTTGACGTTAGTAGCGCACTAAGCGCGCCCCCTCTAGCAACGCGAAATCACTGAAAAGGAGTCGAGATGAATAATAATGAATTGCGCCCGGGCGAGAGCCGGGCCCATGCCCAACACGAACTTACCGTGACGCGCGAGGCGGCCGACGCTGCGGCCCGCGCGGGCTTCCTGCGCCAAGGCGGCACGTCGACCGTCCCCGCTAAAGCAGGAACGCCCCCGTTGGCGCCTTCTGCGGAGTTCAAGTTTGATGCGTCGGAGCTTCAGCAGGGCGAGCTTTACGCCGGCATCGTCCAAGCGGGTGGGATCGCGCGCCATCTGATCCTACTGCCGGCGGAGGCGTGCGGCGTCACATGGCAACAGGCGAGAACGTTTGCCGCAGCTGTTGGCGGTGAACTGCCCAACCTGGGGGACTTCGACGCCCTGCTTCAGAACCTGCGCGAGCAATTCTCGGGAGCAGATGCCTATTGGTCTAGCGAATGGCTCGATCGCCAACATGCCTTTTATCTCGACTTCGGCGCCTACCCTGGCACAGATCACGACACAGTTGATGCCAGCATGCGCGCCCGCGCGGTACGGCGCCTCTATGCTGGTCACGAACAGTAGAGGCCGCTGTAGCCTCGGCTGTTACCAAAACACCGCCAAGGCAAATGCGCCGGAGAGCCAAGGCGCCGGATAATTGTCGATTCACGTGCCTTCGCGCTGAAGGCCAGGCGATTGATGAGCGAATAGAGAACGATATGGAGCAGGCACTGTACAGGGTTAGGAGTGCTATGCAGATGTTGGGCATAAGTCACTCTACGATCTACCGCATGATCAGCCGCGGCGAGCTCGAGGTGGTGAAAATCGGAAGATCAACGTGCATTACCAGCGCCAGCATCAACAAGATGATCAGCACTCAGAACCCGTCATGGGCACCTGATGCGGAGGTAGTGCCGCCCCCAGCCAGGCAACAGGGAAAGGTCAAGGCACCGACTCCTGCGCCCAAACGTGAGCTTGACGTCAATCTCGAAAACAGAGTTGCCGCGCTTGAACAAGAAGTCGCAACACTGCGAAAATTGATATCGAAATTTAAAGAGGTAATGAATGAATACCCCCAAACGGTTCCTGCGTCTCCCAGCCGTCATCGATCTGGTCGGCATTAAACGCACGGTCATCTATGAGCGGGTCAAGGCCGGCACGTTCCCGCCGCCAATCCAGATCGGCGCTCGCGCCGTAGCCTGGGACGCGGAAGAGCTCGCGCAATGGCAACAAAACCTGCGCCGTGGCGTCAAAAAACAGGTGGTGTAA